TGCGTTGGGCCTTCGCTTGGCTCAACGAAGTTAGCGCACTTACAGGAACGTACCCAATTATCTACACAGGCTCTTACTACCCTTGGTCTTCAAACGCATCGCTTGGTTCTTGGAAACTTTGGCTTGCTGCTTATCCTCACGGATACCAGCCAACGCAATCTGCTTGTAAGTTGCCACTACCTGTTGTTTCAGCACCTTGGGCCAGCCAAGGATGGTCAATCTGGCAGTACTCAAGCCGTGGTTCTGTTCCCGGAATTTCTTACAGCGTTGACCTAGACGCTGCTACAACTGCTTGGTTCCAATACGTTACAAACGCAGATGTTTCAGCACCGACTAGTAATGGCTCTGTCGTCCCTATCTATGCCTATGGCTCAAAGGGGACTGCCGTAACTTACATTCAGCGCACTCTCTACGGACTTGGTTTATTGCCTTACGTTGAGATAACAGGAATCTTTGACATCTTCACCGTCAATGCCTTAAAGAAGTATCAGGCTCTTATGGGCATACCTGCCAATGGTCAATGGGACTCTGCATCGGTAGCGGCAAACATTTGGTTTAAGGCTAATCACCGCCCTATTGAAAACTCTGTCAACTACCCAGTCCTAAAAGTAAACAGCCCATATCGCACAAAGACGGCGCTTGCTCAAAAAGCACTAAGGATTCAAGCAACGGGTAATTACAATATCTTTACTCGCAACGCCGTTGCAAAATTCCAAAAGTCACACCACCTACCATCATCTGGAGTTGTTGACTTGGCTACATGGAGGATTTTATGGTTGCAGTTGCGATAAGCAATAACACCTTTGTTCTTTGGCAAACACTTTTTGCAATTACAGCATCAACTGCCTCTATTGCAGCGGGGTTTGGGTGGCTAAACAAGAGGCTTGCAAAGAAATCAGACATTGATAAATTGCGCCAAGAACTGTCTGAAGTAAAAGATGGAAACAGCAAAGAGAACGCTCGAATCATTTCTTTGGTGGAAGATTTAAAAGAAAGCGACCGCCGCACCGAGTCACGTCTTGATAGACACATTGAGTTTGGAACGCATACACGTGGTGTTCAACGTAACCCATTAGATGGCAACCACGATGAGTGAAGATAATAATGCCGTAGAGGCACACGTTCAAAAAATGACGCACTCATACGCAGTGCGTTTTCCTGAACATTCAGCACGTGAAGATGACCCACACTACGTTGACTTCAACCACATTCATCGTGAGTGGAAGAAGGACCCAAACAAGTGGGTATGCGCAATTGGAAAACATCGTAATGATTTTTCTGAATGCGATTTAGACCACCCACTAGAACTTCACCATGCTCACATTGAATTTGCTCTTATGAATTCAGTTGAACTTAAGTGGCTTGAAATTGATTACCCGGGAATTAGCGACCCAGACAAACTTGGTGCATGGGTTGAGAGTGCAGAGAACCTTCTTGTCCTGTGTCAGTTTCATCACCGAGGCCACGGTGGTGCACACGTTGCATCAGCATCGGATTTTGAAGGTCTTAAATACGTAAGAGGATTTGTATTGTGATTTTAATTGCGCTGCTTACTTTTGGATGTTTTGTTTTTGCCAATATTGCATCAACGCTTATGGTTCAAGCAGAAGCAAGAAACCGTGCTTTCATGGCGGGAATTTTTGAGGCCACTTATGCGTTGTTTTGGATTTACGCCGCCAAGTACGCACTTGATACAAGCCCAATAGAAATAGCAGCGCTTATTGCTGGAAACTTTCTTGGGGCCGTAGTCGGAACAAAGGTGGGCGAAAGGTGGGTTACAGACCATTCTGACGTGGAACTAAAAGAAAGGCTTCATGAGGCTGAGGCCGCAGTTGCTCTTGCCCATGATGCTCTTGAAGAACTTGAAGACGAAATAGAGCACCATCATGAAAACAAAGGTGATTTGACCCTTTAAATAAAGCCTTTTGGAATGACTTGATAATGTCACTATACCCCTGTATAGTAGTTATGTATGGTTATTCAATCAAAGGGAGACAAAATGACCGACGTAATGACTGCAGTTCAAGTAGTTCCAGCAACAGACCGTCAGATTTCCTACATCAAGGACCTTATTCGTACCCGCCAAATTCCTGAGAGTCTTCAGGGGACTGACTTCATTGAAGTTGCTCAGGGTAGCAAAAAGGCAGCGAGCAGCATGATTACTTGGCTGACCGGTCTTCCAAAAGGACAGGCACGCAAAGTTGAGGTGGTTTCTACCACTGAAGTTTTTGCTCCTACTTATGAGATTCCATTTGGATTCTTTACAGTTGCTGATGGAGAAGGTGGCTGGGTTACCCTTCGTATCAAGAAAGAAAACTGGGCTGATGGAAAGGCCGTTGTTTCTTACCTCAGTGGCTCAGACAACACAGTTGCTTACACCGCTTTTGGTTTTGTAACAGAGGCCGGTGTTAAGCCATGGGCACGTTTTAAGACAAGCCACGGACGCATCGTTGCCGCTGCTGAGTTTCTTGTTACTGGCGATGTGGACGCAGCACGTAAAGAATTCCTCAACGTTGCAGAAGCACGTGCGATGGCATCTGGTCGTTGTGCTTGCTGTGGACGTATGCTTACGGTTCCTGCCAGTGTTCACCGTGGACTCGGCCCTGAGTGCGCTAGGAAATACCTCTAGCGACTTGCTTTAAGGCGGCTCAAGGGATACTCTCTCTTGAGCCGTTTTTTTTATTTAAGGGAAGTAGGGAGATGCTCACACCGCAAGAAATACAAGAAGCGATTGAAACAGAGATGACTCGCATGGAGGCATTGGTTGACGAACTACGTCAGGCTGGTCATGACACAGCAACGGCTGAGGTTAATTTTAAAATTGAATTTGCACGTGAGAGATTAAAGGCTCGTTCGCAAGGCGTTGTTAACGGAGTGAAGGTAAACGTTGACACTGCGGATGATGTTGCAACGGTTGAGACCGAGCAAGAACGTCATCAGCACTTGATTGCAACTAACAATTTGCTAACACTTCGTGAAGCATTGCGTGCTTGTCAAAATACAATTGATGCACTTCGAACACTTGCAACTTCAGCACGTAACATTCCATAATGAAAAGGTTTCAACCACCAAAAAATGTAAACAAAAGATTGTTGGTTGAACTTGGTCTGCAATGTCAAAGATGTTCAATTGCATTTAATGACCCGCATTTAATTGAAGCGTGTCACGAGATAAAAGAAAAATGTTGGATTTATTGTCCCCTATGCTCACCGGAACGATATACAAACTTTGTTAGACCCGAAGTAGAAATACCATAAACCGGAGTTCATTTAAAAGCGTCGTGTAGCCTTTTGCTAAGCCAACAGAGTTGGAAAAGGTTATGGACGAATCAATCATCAGCACAGACACAGTAAGGGTTATTGCCCTTGAGGAGGGTCTTCGTGCTGGCATCGTTCTAGACAGTCTTCGCCTATCAATGCTGAACCAAGCAGTTGACTGGCTATGTGAATTAACGGGTATGCCAACCCAAGAAGTCCGCCGACAATTAGCCCAACAAAAAGGTGGACAAGTGGCCAAGTCTTTGAGTACTATTAACGCTGTTCGTTCTGTTCTCAGTAACGAACAAAAACAAAAATAGTAAATCAAGGAAAGCGAGGGACATCATAATGTCCGCAGAAATAACCGTAGTTGGCAACCTAGTTGCAGACCCCGAAATTAAGTTCAGCAACAGTGGGAAGGCTTATTGCCAGTTCACCGTTGCCGTAGGTTCACGTAAAAAGGATTCCGACGGAAACTGGATTGATGGGGATGTTTCATACTTCGATGCAACAGCATTTGAAGGCATCGCAGAAAACATGGCAGATTCTCTAACCAAGGGAACACGTGTTGTCGTTACGGGCTCGCAGACCATGCGTAGTTACGAAGACAAAGAAGGAAATAAGCGAACCGCTTATGGAATCACGGTTGACGAAGTTGCACCCTCACTTCGCTGGGCCACCGCACAGGTGACAAAAGCGAACAAGGGTGGAGGCGGTGCTCCAAAGGCACAGTCTTCTTTCAACGAAGAACCGTTTTAAGGTCGTTAACTAACGGTTCTAGTCTTCTTCCCGTTAGTTAACTTGTGGGACTGCTTGAGTCGATAACATCGCCTCATCGGTGTTGCTATTTTCTCCCTTTAATAGTCACTCGGCTCAAGCAGTGCTCACGCCAAAGTTTTTCTTGATAAAAACTACATTGATGTAGTTCCGCATAGTATTGTCAAATGTCGTGGACACACCGAACTATGACGACGAATTTGATAGGGACATTACGAGCCCTTTCCAAAACTCGGGTAGCCCCATGCACTTCGCATTTAGCGAACTACATGAGTCGTTCATAACCCTTTTGCAGGTTGGCTTTAGCGAAACCCAAGCCCTTAAATTTCTTGCCTTTTGCTCTATTTATGATGGTGATTTCTAGTGCTGGACGAATTCGGGTTCTACAAACCCGAACCACCCAAGTATGAATTCATTGCCCTTGATATTTTCCTTGCGTTGCAAAAGCCAGAGTGGCAAGATTACGCTGCCTGCAAAACCCCTGACGCAGGATACGTAGATACCTTTTTCCCTGAAATAAATGCCCAAGGTGGAAATCACCTATCCGCTGCTAGAAAAATCTGCATGGAGTGCCCAGTTAGGTATGAGTGTTTAGAGGCCGGTTTGAACGAAGCATGGGGAGTTTGGGGTGGGTATTCACCATCTCAACGTAGGCGTATCAACTCAGCAATGAAAAACGGTAGTAGCCTATTGGAAGCAAGCCAAGCAATAGACGCACGGAGTAGAGATGCCCGATAACGAGCAGCAAATGCCGCAGGTAGATAATTTCTCGGAACTCGGCGCCACAGGACTTTGGCGCACGGGTGGATTTGTCATTGACGACATCCTTCCTCAACTTCGAGGACGGCAATCTCTCACTGCTTACCGTGATATGTCTGAGAATGACCCAATTATTGGAGCCATTCTTTTTGCTATTGAGCGTGTAATTCTTCAAGTCGACTGGCGTGTCGACCCTTACGACGACAATACAGGTGCCACACCAACAGATGAAGACCGTGCAGCGGCGGCGTTTGTTCAAGAGTGCATGGATGACATGAGCCACTCATGGCACGAACTAATGATTGCAATTCTAAGTTTTCTACCATTCGGTTGGTCATTCTTTGAAATTGTTTACAAAAAGCGCAGCGGTCCAGAACAAAAAGACCCAGCAAAGCGCTCTAAATTTAATGACAACAAAGTTGGTTGGCGCAAGATTGTTATGCGTTCTCAAGATTCTTTGTGGCAATGGCAGTTTGATGAGAGCGGTGGAATCAAAGCAATGATTCAGCGTGACCCAACAACTGGTCGCTTGAATGTAATTCCAATTGAGAAGGCTTTGCTCTTCCGCACAACAACAGCACGTGGTAATCCTGAAGGACGTTCAATTCTTCGTAACTGTTTCAAGTCTTGGTACTACAAGCGTCGTATTGAAGAGTTTGAAGCAGTTGGTGTCGAGCGTGACCTTGCCGGTTTGCCTGTTGCATTTGTGCCACCAGAATGGATGTCCGCATCTGCAACACCAGCAGAGAAGTCTGCTTTCCACGCAATGGAAAGAATTGTTCGTGGCGTAAAGCGTAACGAAACAGAAGGTGTAATCCTTCCAATGATGTTTGACGAAAACGGCAAGCAACTTGTTGATTTCAAACTAATGAACTCAGGCGGAGCACGCCAATTCAACACAGACCAAATCATCAGCAGATACAACCAACAAATTGCCATGACCTGCTTGGCAGACTTCATTATGCTCGGTCACGAATCAGTTGGTTCTTTTGCGCTTGGTGCATCAAAGATTGACCTCTTTGTTGCGGCTGTTGAATCATGGGTACGTCTAATTGCGGAAGTTATTAATAGCCACGCAATCCCACGCCTCATGTCTCTTAATGGTATGGACACATCACGTTCACCAGTCCTTACGTACGGCCAGATTAACGCCGTTGACCTTAATGAACTTGGTACATTCCTTGCGAACCTTGCTTCATCACAACTTCTTACTCCGGACAACAACTTGGAAGATTACCTACGTGAACTCGCTGGCCTCCCAACATTCCGTCCGCAGGAAGATGGTGCGGCTGTCAATACTCGTTACAACGACCTTCGTGAACCACCGTCAACAATGACTGACCACAATGGAAACTTCATTGGGGCAAATACAAACGGTGCTGGTACGACAAACGGGAATACTGAATCAGAAGGGGTTAAAAACCCTCAAGGTGGAGTTAACGACCAAAGCGGAGGAAGCGGCCTTCAGGCAAACATAACATCCGCTGGATATACAGGTGAAGCACCACCGCAATCAAAAGGTGGAAAGCCAAAGCCAACAGGGCAAAATAGTCCTTTGACAAATAATCAGGGAACAACTTCATGACAATTCGAATCCGAAAAGTAAAAGGTTCGAAGCCAAAAGGCGGCCCAATTGTCAAGACTTCTTTTAAATCTACAACACCCGTTTCAACAACTCGTTCTCGTATTAAGTAACTAAACGCAGTTTTGGAAAGCGTGGGGTAGCATTTATGCCAAGGCGCAAGGAGAATCACCTGTGGAACAGATGAACATTTTGGATGCCGTCACTGACGTCCTATTAAGCGATATTTTGGCCAACGAGACCATTTCTAAAGAGGTCCGTGAGTGCGCCGCCGACCTTCTTCAAGAGGGATACACCACCGCTGACATCCTTGCTATTTCAAAGGGCGAAAGTTTAGAAACATCGCTTGTCCTTGTCCCTAATGACGAGCCCGACGAAAACCCAATTTGGAAGCGCCTTGCTACAAAGATTTTTGGAGAATTGGAACTTTCTGAAGAGGCTGAAAAGCGTCTTATTTCTAGAAACGTTGCAAAGGGGCTTGCCTCAGTTTCTCACCCATTTACAAAATCACAAAATCAATTTGACGGTCGTGAAGCCTGCGTAATTTGCGGTTCATTCGTAGACCAAGAAGTTTGTGAACCACTAGACAAGGCAATTGGATTTCCATTTACTTTTGTAAATTCACCAGTTCCTGCAGACAGTGATATTCAAGATGACTCATCTGACTCATCAACTACTGATAACGCAGTGAAGGTTCAACTTGACCCAGCAACGGTTGCAGCAATTCTTGCAGCGGTAAAGGGTGACGATGACTCATCAAGTTCTACATCATCACCAACCATGAGTGACGACTCTGACTCATCAAGCAGTTCATCTTCGTCATCAAGTTCTAGCAGCAGCAGTTCTAGCAGTTCATCATCAAGCAGTTGCAGTTGTTGCGGTGACTCATCCGGAGATTGCAGTTGTGATTGCGACTGCAGTTGCTGTGAGGAATCATCAAGTTCTAGCAGTTCATCATCCAGCAGCAGTTCTTCATCTTCATCCAGCAGTAGCAGTTCATCATCCAGTAGTAGTTCAAGCAGCAGTTCATCTTCGTCTAGAGATGAGATGCTTGGTGAAGACTGGAGAGACGGTCTTGACCCATGGCAAGTAGAACTTGCTGAAAGCCTTGACGAACTTGTTGAAGAATTGGGGCGCATCCCAACAACAGACGCTGCTTACACAGACACATCACCATACCTTGACAAAGGAATGAATTGTGCGAACTGTGTTGCCGGTGGCGACGAAAACGGTTGCAACTGGGTTGCAGTTAATTGCTCACCTAACGGATGGTGCAAATTTAATGTTGTCCCTGTAACCATTACTTCATCAGCAGAAGCAGCCGCTACATACAAAGCCGCAGCCTCTGACAAAAAAGAAGATGACAGCACGAGCAGCGAATACGAAGACGTAAGCGACCCAATGGGTGGCATGGGTGTTGCAATGCCTGACGACCTTAAGAAAAACGATGCGCCTGCCGGACCACTCCTTGTTGAGTCGGGACCAAAAGTTGAGGGCGTACACCTTGACACCCCAGTTTGGGGAAACAGTAAAAAGCGTAGACCACGCAACTTAAAGAACATTGCTGAGTCTGCTCCAGAGACTTTGGTAACTGCTAAGAGCGCTGACGCTGAAGAGGTTGCAGAAGAAGAAATTCCAAACGCAATAACAAAGAACGCAGAACTTCGCTA